TTAGAGTTTCCTCACCTACATAAGCTTTGCGTTGCCCTTCTGATTTCCACCAGTCATAGCTAGGCTCGTCCTCAGACCAAGTAGATTGTCCAATAGAGTTCATCCATTGACTTTTACCTGATTGAGATACTCTGTGCTTAGGTTGCATAAGTATTTCTAATTTAAAATTACCTTTATCATTCTTAACCCAGAAAACAACTTTATTATACTCTTGGTCTCCCATAGAGATTGTATAGTTAGGTTCTGATTTAACTTTGATGTCTAATGCATGTAGTTCTTCCAAAGTAGGATTTACTGCAATTACATTTACGTTTGACAGGCCAGAGTATAATTTAATACCTCCTCCTGCTACTTCCGAAGAAATAGGGTTGCTTATTAAAGCCATAATTTAATAGTTTAGTTGTTAAAATTCAAATTCATCTGTGTCATCCTCTTGCTCAAACTTTTCTTGTAGTTCAGGTGTAGCTTCTATAATCATAGACGCTTCTTGATGTACATCCGGTTCTTCTACAGGGATACTAGTTTGATTAGGATCAGCAGCAGTATCATCAACAAAGTTAAAAGAGAGTTTTCTTACTTTCTTTGCTTTCTTACCTTTTAAGTTAGGGTGTTCAAACATTTGTTTTACTTCCCAAGCTTCTAAGCTGTACTTGTCTTTGATACCATTACGGTCAATACCATTTCCTAGATCTTCAAGAATCATAGAGATAGTAATAGTGTTAGGTGTTTCAGTTGTTTGCGTAGACTCGCCAGTAATTTGTGTTCGTGCTTCAATCATGATTTTTTAAATTTAAGCGGTTAATTAATCTATAAAAATATTTGACCAGTTTAAAGGCATGGTCTGACCTTTTAAGTGCTCACAACGAGAACCGGCAGTTATGTCATCCATAGAATCAAAAGAAATCATAGTTTCTTCTCCTTCTCTGTATACATAACCAACAGCATCAGCGTTAGCACAAGTAATCTGCTTGATTTTACCAGTTAAGTCAAGGTCCTTGACCGCGACTTCTTTACCTTTCTTTTCAAGCATCTTATCCTTTAGGTGTGCAACTAATATTACGTGATCCGCAAGCATGTTTAGTCTATCTATCCATTTTTTATATGCCATTCGTAAATACAAATAGCCTGCACCGTTTGGTAATGCTAGTATTGACATGCCAGGGTTCTTTGTATCAAAGTTTTTACCCATTGGAGTTTTCATATAAATTTGCTTGCCTTCGTCTTCACACCATTCCTCAAGTTTTGAGATAGTGTCGATAGCAATATATTTATACGGTTTCTTCTGTTTAATAATTTCTCTACCTGCATCAGCTAGTTCTTTTAAGTTGTTTACTTTAATTTTTAAAGCGTCAACCATATCAGAACCTGCCTCCAGGTCAATAATTAAACAGTCTTCTAGTTGAGATAATACTGTAGTCTTGCCAATTTTTGGCGGTCCATATATTATCATATTCTTAGGCGATTTACGGGACGCCTTAACCTTCTTAGTTGGTAATTCCATAATTAAAATATATATCTAATTTTATTCCAAGGTATTTTACTATTATGCAGTTCTTTAAACTGCCGTATAAACTTGCCCTTCATTCCAAGTTTATATCTAACATTCTCTCCACCGTACTGTGAGGTTTTTAGTTCCTGTATGTCAGGACACCAAAGAGTCACCTCGGTAGCAGGAGTATAACTTAAGTTTACAACATGCTTTTTAAAATTGTGCGTAAGAAATATAACTTCTGCAAGCACATCTTTTTTATAAGCTGAGTCTACATAACAATCAACCATGTCAAACAAGTCAGCATAATCATCTAGCCATCCTTTATATACAATAACGGGACTAAAGTTTATGTGCACATCATAACCAGCATCTATAAATGCATTGATAGCTTTTATTCTATCAATAATCTTAGATGTGTTAGGTTCATGAATATCTGACATTCGTTGTGGCATTAAACTAAACCTAATACGTATTTTACCTTGCGGGTCAAACGTAGTTAAGTTAGGATTAACATATTTAGTAGCAAAGCTACCCATAGCCACAGGATGATCTCTGAAAAACTCAAAGATTCTCTCCCAGTCATGAAACTTAGCATGCAGTGCAAAATCCTCATTACAACTAATGTCGTAAGTAGTATAATCTGCATGCGTTTGGTTAGGCTTCTCTACCGGGGTAAAGTAAGCGTGGTTGTTAATGTGTGTAAGTATATCACCAGTGTTTGTGGCAACACTAAGGCCTTTTGCCTTGTGTCGTTTCATGTAGCAGTAAGAGCAGTCGTATAAACAACCGTGCCCAAAGCTTGGTGATATAAAGTCAGTTGATCGTCCAGAATGTCTAATAGTAAAAGTTTTTCTAATAACTTTTTCTATCATTTTTCAAAATCTACTTTTATAATGTTATATACAGCTTCATCTATATCCTTTAATTGCTTAAGCAATGCTTTAGATTTTTTCTTAGCATCTGCTTTTGCAGTTTTAGATATATCTGTACCTGCAGCGTTAGCTCTAATAAGGTGGGACTCATAAAGAATCTTATCTACCTTTTCTTTTATAGTTTGCTTAGCCATTATTTCCTTTCATTAATAGTGAATGTAGACATCTCTGCCTCATAAGGTATCATACCCAATAATCCATCACGATTTTTTTCTATATGACAAGCAAGTAATCCTTTTGGATCTTCATTGCAATATAGATCTGTAATACCATACAAATCGTGAGGTCTCTGTAACATCATAACAACATGCGCATCCTGACCAATACTGTCACCACCAAACAAATCTGTTAGTAGTGGTTGATATTGAGCTTTAGCACGGTGTTCTTGTTCAATGTTACGATTCAACTGCGATAGCAATATGTTAATAGTTCCCATACGTGACTGCATCCACATACAGCCTTTGCTGACTGTGTTAAGTCTTTGTAATTCTGTCTCTGCATTACCAAGCACAAGCCTAGAGTGGTCAAAAACATTAATTACAATACTGTCTGGTTTTTTATTACATACCTCTACGTTAGTTTCTTTAATAAACTCCATTGATCTGGGTATATTATTAAAGTATACAGGATAGTCGTTATATTTAATAACTGCATCTCTGTAAGCGTTGTATGCTTCATCAGAAAGTTTTTGTTCTACTGATAGCAATTCTAATACTTGTTTGTTAGCTCCCTTTGAACCTGCACGAAGTATCTGTTGATACCCAGGCATTTCAAAGCTCCAATAAAGAACAATTACATTTTTAGTTTTATTTCTATCTAAAACATCAAATATAAGTTGATTACTAAATGCTGATTTACCTACACCTGGACGTCCTGCAACTACGTACATCTTTCCTGGTTGTAAACCGCCTAGTAAATTCTTGTTTAATCTGTTCCAATTAGTAGGGAATACATTACGATTACCCATCATACCAGTTTTGATATGAGTAAGCGAGGTGCTAACAGCAGTTTTTATACTCTTAAAACCTCTTTCTTTAAAGGGATCGTGTAATCCTGGTGGTGTCTTCTCCTGTGTCATTTTTATCTATATTTTCATACTTTTCCCAAGTATAATTATTAAGCCAGACTTCTAAGTTCTGCATGTAGCCGAGATTTTCTCGTTCTACTTTTAATTGATTATTTAAACAGCTAATAATATGTTTATGTTTGTATAGTTTTTTACCAACTATCTTTGCATAACGATTCTTAGCTTTTAAATTTGATTTAGAGTCTGGATCTATAGCATGTAAGACACGGATGTTTCCATTAACCATTACTTTCATAGGATATGTAGAAATAAGCTCAGCAAACATCTGGTCAAAGTTTGAAGAAAACAAGTCTATAAATTCTTGTCTTATTACATGTTGATCAGGTGTATCGCTAAGCTTAACGTATCCTTGTTCTTGGAGTTTGTCTAAATTTGGTTTTAAATTGAGGTTGTCCAAATAATTATATCCCTTTCTATATATAACGTACAAGTAAACAAAATCATCAGCACTCATATTCGTTTGGCGAAGCACTTCAAAGTCTAGTTCTACTGTCATATCAAAAAGGTAAATTGTTATTGTTAAACCTGTAGAGTTCTTTTATTTTAATTACAACCTCTTCTCTGTAATTTCCGCTGGATACATCATAGATATATTCTCTGCGTTTTATAATCACAAACAGGCCTTCATCCTGTAATTGTACTCTTATAAAAGAATTTGTTATAAATAAA